TATTGGTTTTGACTTGAGAAAGTTCTCTTCCTTCTTCATAAGAACGCATCTCTTCATCACCAATAGCCTCTCTAATCTTTTCCCTAATGATATGGTTAGAGAGGCTTCTTCCTGTCTCTGGATTAATATACTTACCAGAATCTCTAATCTCTTGTGGTGACATTCCAGCTTTATAATCAGCTATCATATCCTCCATAGTCCAATCAACACCTTTGTTTGTATATCTTAATGTGTGTTTGACATATTTCTTATAGCAAGAGTCATGATAACGTTGTGTAGGACGCATCCCTTTATGATTGCCAATCAACTCTCCACAATAGTCACATCTTCTTTCTTCTCTTTCTTTTGTAAGTTCTCTATGTCTATAGGCAGTTGAACAGGTTTTCTTGTGTCTCTGGAAATCCTTTTGAAGCTCCATTAGATTCTATAAATTCTCCACAGTGTTTACAATAGCCAAGAGAAGAATCGTTTGCTTTAATAATTAAGAATTTGGATGCAGGGTTTTGATGTGGAACTGGGATGTTCATATACCAGTTGTAAAGTTCTAGATTAGATTTCTTTAACTTCTCTTCTGACATTCCTGGTTTCATCTTTCCAGAATCAATCATAAAAAGTTTGAGATATTTATATCTGTTAGTTAGGTCTTCTTGTGTTGTGAATAGGTCGGTTTTCATTTTTAGCTCCTACGAGTTTAATTGTTTAGGAGCATTATAATATCATTGGTTTCTAAAAAAACAAAAAGAAATGCGGGTAATTAAACCCGCATTTCTAAAAAGTTCAGTTAAATCAAGGATTAGCCACCGAACTTCAGGTCTTTAATCGCAAACTTAGTGTAGTAATAGTTCTTACCTTTAACCCAAGCATCAGATGCTTTATCAGAGTCTGGGACTATCGGGTTCTGTGCGTATGAAAAACGAGTTTGCATACCCAGCGCGTTCTTGAAATCTGCTGTAACATCAACACCTTGGTACATAGTCAACGGAACATACGGACAGTAGAACATACCGTTATCCATTTCGTTAGCACCTTTATAACCAATCAGAACACCGTCGTGGGTAAGGAACGGGTCAACATAAACGCGAGTGCGACCATTAACGATACCAGCATAAGTATTGGTCATAACATCAACGTTCAGGCTGCCTTGATAATCGGTGTCATTTTTCATTATGCCTACGTTACCCAACATAGAGGCTACGTTAGCAGAGGTTACGATGAAGTTACCGCGGCCACGACGGTTCAAGAGTTGCAAACGGTTAGCTTCAAGTTCGATTGCCATCCAGAGACCCAAAGCACGTTCGCCATGCCATCTTCCATCGCTGCCAGTCAAGTAGTTAAACTCACCCGGAGTTGCAAATCCTTGACCACCCGGAATAGCAATGTGGTAAAGACGACGGACAAATTCTTGGTTTAGTTCCAGAGTGATTTCATCAGAGAGGATTTCAGTCAGGACTTGACGGGCTGAAAGACCGTGAACTGCCTGCATATCCTTTTCGATTTCGATTGAGTAATCAGCACGGAGTTGACGAGTCTTAGCAGAGATACCAATCTTCTTGATGTCCAGACCCATTTTCTTCCATTTGGCTTTTTCGCCTTCTGGAGTATCCATACCAAAACCAGTTTTTGAGAGAACGTCAGTCGCAGCAAGGAATGGGTTATCAGAGTAGTCAGAAGTGCCTTTACCAGAGTGTGCAGTATCTACTTCTTGGAAGAGAGCTTCTTTACCTTTGGTGAAGTCAATCGGAGTAGAGCCATCAGGATAACGTGCGTGCAGAGCAAACGCGACGGAGTCCGGCATAGTCATCGGCTGAACACCTGCGAGGTCGAACGCAATCAGTTTAGGAGTAATCCGACGAGCCATTTGCAACATGACGTTTTGCCAGTTCTGGACTTGCGGAGTCATGTTAATGTCTTCACGCAGGGAAGTCAGGTCAGTGGAGAATTGTTGACGTTGGTTTTCCAGAAGAACAGCAGTAACCTCACGTTTATGTTTATCTTCAATATCAGTGAGTTTAATATACGGGTCGATAGATTCAACCAGTTCTTCACGGGGAGTCATAAGTTCTTTACTCATTGTTTTTTATATCCTTTAAGTCTTAAAGTTTTTGTTTACTAACAATAGTTATTTTTGTTATTTAATAAAAAGTTCTTTTAAAACATTTATTTAACGGTTATAGTAATTAAATAGACCACTTTGAACCTGTGTTCTTCTTTGATAGTCTGAAGAATCAAATGAAGCCTCTTTCTGATACCCACCATCATTCCTAAGTCCAATAAGTGAAGAGACATCTTCCTTGGAAGGTCTTCTAAACTTACTGTGTTCTCTGGTATTCATTTGTGTTGGGTCTTTATAAAGGTCTTCTTGTGCTTTCAGAGCTTGTTCAAAGTAGTAAATGATTTCTTCTTTTCTTGTTGCTGTTGTAATAGGAAGAATCTTTAAGAACTTATGTTCAAGTCTGAATCTGTTATTCATCTCTGCCGAGAGGATTACTGGGTGAGGATAGTTTCTGAAATTGAAGACTAGTTTTCCTACCCTATGTGTTTTCTCTACAGTGATAATCAGATTCTTTCTTGCTATTTCGTCTAGGGCGTCATAGATATTGTGCCAAGCTCTATAGGCAAGAAACCTGAAGAAGTTATCAAGGTCTTTCCTGTCAATTCCTATTGCCTCAGAAAGAAGAGCCATCTGGTTCATTGTTGTTGACTTTGTTGTTCTGCTTGTTGAAATGCTTGTCGCATTGCTTGTTGGTCTTCTCTCCATTGTGCAAACGTCATTGGTGGGTTATCTTGAAAAACTCCATGACCAAGTTCTGTGTTGACTTGGTAGGTCGGATTAAAGTTATCTAATGCTGGCATTTGGTTGTTTACCTCTTTTCTTTAAGTTATTGAAATTTCTAATGAAGATTTTTAATAGTTAAAATTTCAAGTAGTTAATTAACTTTTATTAAATAGATATGGCAGCATTAAGAGCGCAACAGGCTCCACAGGTTGGAATTGACTTTATTGATACGATGGACAATATTGATTCAGTCAATGGTGGAAAGAATAATCCTTTAAGAAGATTTAATCCTGCATACGGATATGCTATGGATAATTTGTCAGCATCTCGTGAAGTTCTTAAGCAAATGAGAGATAGACCTTTAGGAAACACTAAGGTAAAGAAAAGTCCAAGTAATAGGGAACTTATTGCATCACAGAACCAATTCATAAAGGCTATGTCTTCTTCTAGTGGATATGCTAGACCTAACAGATACTTGGTTGAGTTCAATATGCCAAAAGGTATTAATGAATATCAACGTCAAGCCAAACAGAGTGGTCTAGGTGATAAAGCTGGTGGTCAGTTCGATACACAAAAAGTGGGTATTCTTTGTTCTTCCGTCTCTATTCCTCAAAAGACTCTTCAGACTTATGAACATAAACAATTGGGTGTTTCATATAGGGTTCCACACAGTCTTCTATTTGACCCAATCATTCTTACCTTTTATGTTGACGGAGACTTTGAGGTGAGAAGAATGTTTGAGGCTTGGCAGGGACTTATTGTTGACTCTAAGTCTGCTGTCGTTTCTTTTTATGATGATTATGTTACAGAGATGACGGTATCTGTCCTTGACGTAGAGGGATACATTCGTTATTCCTTAGTCTTCGAGGATGCTTGGTGTATGTCAGTCGCTCCTCTGGATTTAAGTTACTCCTCTAATAATACTGTTCTTAATATGTCAGTAACAATGTCTTACAAAAGATTTATAGAAAAAGTGGATTAAGAAATGGGAAGACCAGCAGCAAGATTACATGACTTAGGAAGTGGGCATATGTGTTATCCACCACACGACGTCATTAAAGCCAGCGAAAACGTAATTATCAATGGACAAGGTGCAGCAAGAGACGGTGATGAACTGAATAAACATTGCTGTCTTATTGACTGTCATGATAAAGGAACCATCAAAGCTACAAGCTCTACTGTCCTGATTAATGGAATGAAAGCAGGAAGAATAGGAGATAGGGTTACTTGTGGTGGAGCAATGATGACTGGCAGTTCAAATGTCCTTATAGGTGATTAACAATGCTTAATAAATTTCCTGTTGTAGATTATTCCTTCTCTGACGGAATAAGAAGAGAAATCGCTAACTTTACTGTTTCTATTCTTATAGAGAAGATGAACCTTACCAGTGATGTTATCTTTAAACCACTGGTGATTAGAGAAGGAGACACTGCTGAAATTGTCTCTAACTTTATTTATGGTAATCCTTCTTTCTGGTGGACTGTTCTTCTAGTCAATGAAGCAATAAACCCATTTAACTCTTGGCTTAGAAAAAGAGAAGAAATAGAGTACGCCAATAAAGGAATCAATGATTTATTGTTCTTCATTGACACAAGAACTAATAGAATCGTTGATGATATTATGTTTGAGGAAATGAAGAAACTTCGTGATGAAGGTAAACTTCTTCCCGAATACATTAATCCTATTTATAGAAATGAATATGACTTAGACAAGAATGAAGTAATGCGGAAGATATGGGTTATCTCTCCAGACTTCATTCATACCTTCGTACAGTTATATGAAGACTTGTTAAGAGAAAATGATATTGAAATAGAAAATATATAGGTAAAGACAAGAAGCCGATTGTTCACCTCTCTTTTAGCATCTTGTTCATTTACTTAAATGTGACTTACTGCAACACGCTAAGGATTGCGACTTTAAAGAAGAATGGTTTGTTAGTTCATCCAATAATAAAGCGGTAAGTAGTTTAAGAAAAACTAACCGTATAGCCCCACAGAAGGTTTCCTCCTCCTTACTTCTGTTGGGGCTTTACGTTATGAGGAAGACATAAATAAAGACATCACATAACCATTCCTTACTTAGTGAAAGTTTTGGAAGAATGGCTTAACCATGCGGGTTTCAAGAGATGCTATATTTGCAACTAGTATAAAGTAACAGTTTTTATAAAACAAAAAGACTCCAACTAAGGAGTCTTTTATATTCATTTATTAAATCTAGTTAAGCATAATCATAGAAGCTTTATGTGTTGCTGTTCCACCAGAGGTAAAGGTCGAGTTGGCCTCTACTTTAAGGTCGTAGTTACCCGTAACTTTTAATTCGTAATTACCTTTAACCTCACCTTTGTAGTTTCCCTCAACTTCCATATTTACATTTCCCTCTACTTTAAGATTTGCATCTTGTTTTGTAGAAACAAAGACTGACTTATCTGTGTGAAGATAAATATCTCCCTTAGTCATAGTCCAATGTTCTTTCTGTCCGTGAATGACAACAACGCCATCTTTGTCAATCTCTATATCTGTCCCAGATGGATGTCTATAGTGAAATCTCTGTGAACCAGCAGTATCATCCAATTCATAAATATGTCCATTGACTGTTTTTGTTGTATGACACCAAGGATACTTTGCCCCAAAGTTAGTGTCTGGCTCTTGGAACTCTCCACCAAAAGGTTTCTTACCTTTTAGTCTTTTCTTCTTTGGAATCTTTTGCTCTTCTCTGGCATTTCCAAAAACGTCTGAAATGCCATTAGGCGCTCCAAAGAAAGAAGACATATAGACGGGTTGTTGGGCATCTGTCCCATCAAGGAAGAATCCAAAAACTATGGCTCCTTCATAAATTCCCGTAGGAGACCTACCATTCCCATCAGAAGAGAAAGAGTTCATTGAGCCAAGAGGAATAGCCCAAGGCAATTTAGCCTTCTCTATTCCATCATAAAAGCCAAAACACTCAATCTTCAATCTTCCTCTTTTGAGAGGGTCGTTGTGGTCAACAACCTTACCTTGAAACCAAGTAAAGGTATTCTGAAAGTAGGAACGAACATCCTCTGTTAAAGCATTAGTGTGTGACATTTGTCTCCCTTAAATTTAGTCCTGACGTATATAGGTGGGTGGTTCGCGTCTTTATGAAATGAAGAAAACATGATGTGAATTTGTAGTGTGAATTTAGTCCCCATGTATATAGGGAGGCTATCTATTAGGGTTATACACATACTGATTATTCCCAATAGGTGTTGTTACTTCTCCACCAGAAGATGAAGAACCATCTTCAAACCCTTCTTTGTTACCGCCATCTTCTCCATCATTGTTCTCTTCTTCAGGAGCTTCATCTTCTATCTGAGACTTCATATCTTTGATTTCTTTATCAGTGAACCCTAAGACTTCTTTCATGATGTATTGCTCAGAGAAGAACTTACCAATGTGAGGAGAGTAGGCATCCAAGAGTTCTAGCTTGGCTCTTTGTTTTTCTGTCTTCTTAATCTCTGTAAAAGAGTTATCTTCTGTAAACTCCCAGTAGAAATCCTTAACAACGTGTTTATCCCACTCAGCCTCTGTCAATGAACCTCTAAGGACTAATTCAGTCTTAAGAATCTTTTCAATCAAAGGCATGAAATGGTCTCTGAGATGGTCTATAAATCTCTTGAACCTGTATTCATCTCTTTGCATCTCAGAGACTCTTCCAAGGAGAAGAGTGGACTGTTGTTGTTCAGGATTTAATCTTCCAGCAGGAACGTTCAAAGCTCTATAGAACTTGTCTCTCAGGTATTCAATGTCTTTCGTAACACCTAAGTTCTCTGCACCACCAAGGGTTTGTATCTCTGTTCCTCTTTGTCCATCTCTTCTAGGCAGATAGTAATCCTCTGTCATAGCGTGAACAGTCTTTCTGTTGATGAATGCACCTGTGGAGGAGTCAAACACAGTCTTGTTATTGAAAGTATTCTTAATATCATTCACATACTGCATTGCTTTCTGTGAACCCATATTACCGACGTCCACATAAAAAGCTCTACGTTCAGGCGCTCTAACAATACGGTAAATCATCATGGCTTCTTCCATCATGCGCATATTGTTAAAGGGAATAATTGCCTTATACAAATGTGACAAAACAGTATTGTTCTGTCTGTCATAAAGACCTGAGTCAGCATACGCTATTGCATATGAAGAAAAGTTAATACAGTAGTTCTTATTGGACAAGTCGTTTCTAAAACCATTCCAGAACGTCTCTAAGCGATTATTCTTCTGTTGCTCTGGTGGAATATAAAGATAGAAGTAATCTGACCTTGCGACGTCAACCAGACCTGTCTGACGAGAGATAAAGTCTTTCCTGAATCTTCTGATAAACAATGGGTCTATTGGTTGAAGATATTTAATTGTTTTCTGTTTATCATCCACAGCAATATGAAAGAAGAATCTTCCATCAATGTACCACTGTCTAAGAATTGAATGTCCTTCTGTGTCAAACTTAAGAAGAACATAATAAATATATTCAAAAGCCTCTTCTATCTTCTTTTGTACAGATGATGGAACATTTGATTTAGGCTTAAACATTGGCTTAAATGCAGGTTCTCTTCCATCAGCAGCAAATACTTCATTGATGATTTCTTGTATTGCTTCATCAACATCAGAAGAGATAGCCATATCCCTATATGTCTTTATTAAATCATATTCTCCTTTTGGAACAGAAGAATTTAATGTGGAGAAACCAAAAGAAGTTCTTAAATAAGAATTCGATTCTTTATCATCAGGCAATTCTATTGATGTTGAACCATCATTAGGAGACTTTACTGAATAAACAGTAGGAGAAGTTCTCTTCAAAGAAGAAGTGGCGATTGGGTCAATGTCAACATCTATTCCCGGTGCTGACAGATTAATGGAGGGTTTGATAGGTGAAGTCATTTGTTCCGTTCTGATTGGTTAGCTAGCTTGTAGAGGATTTTAGAGGCTGAGTAGGTGTAGAAGAAAGCACCACCATTATCCATTCCTTACTCAGTGAAAGTTTTGGAAGAATGGCTCAACCATGCGGCTTACAGACGATGCTACATTTGCAGATGATACTTCGTAACAGTTTTGCTTGAAGATTATTCTCTTAAAACATCTTCAAGAAGATTCTCTTTAAATTCTCTGTAAGACTCTCTAAGACAAGAAAAAGACTTAATACTTATAAGGATATTGGTTAGGCTCTTACATCGTCTCTAAACACGTCATATAAGCTCTCAGACAAAGGAGATACTCTATGTTCTGAGAAGATGAAATAATTAAGTAATAGGGTAGTAGTGGGGTGGGTATGTATAGGGTAGATTTATTGGAGTATCTCGTAAAGATTTAGGAAGAATGTGATTAATGATTTACCAACTATAAAGCTCTTAGACTTCCTCTTTAATCAGCTTTTAACTTTTCATTAAAACATTACAGACTTTTTACTATCTCTGTAACCCGCATGGTTGAGCCATTCTTCAAGATTTACTACTGAGTAAGGAATGGATAATGGTTGGTCTCTCCTATTTCTCTTTGGACAGTTAGAACAATCCACCAACATTCTTTTCATGAAGAACCAAGAAGTAAAACCCATTCTTGTTACACCAGTCTTCTGCTGCCCTCCACTTATCCATATTGTTTTGATAGGTTGTGCTTTCTCTTAAATATCTTCTTTGAGCATTAGCTTTCTTCTTTGCAGAAGAATTGAGTTTAGGAGGAATTGTCTGTGAATAAGGTTTTACTTCAATAGCCAGTTTCTTCTTTGTTCCATCACTAGTTTTAAACAAGACAACAAAGTCAACAAAGTATCTTCTTGTCTTTCTTTGCATAGAGTCGAAATAAGGAATGACCAATTCTTCACTTCCCCATTGAATGACTTGTGGAGATATATCTAACTTGACCATTAGTCTTCTTTCCCATCCAGAACGATAGACAATGTTATCTACGTCTCCTAAGTATTTCTCTGGATGTATAGGTGTGTACTTTCCTTGATGAATAGATGCCATTTGAATGTGTGATATTTGTCTTCTGAAAGGACTATATTCATTTGTAGGAGACGTTATCTTCTATTACCCTTAGTTACCTTATTGGTTGAGAAAGATAACGTCTCAGAAAGGGAATTAAAGTCTTTTAGAAAGACCTTACTTGAGTCTCAATAATCCAATCTTTTACTTTCTGACTTCTGATGATGTCATCAATCGTAAATTCATGAACATCAAAAGAAGGAAGATTTCTTGCAACAGTGATAAGTCTCTGAATGCCGCTACCTTGTTTACCCACTCCTTCGTCAAGCTGAACAAAGTCTCCTGTAAATGCGACTTGACAATTCTCTCCTACTCTTGTATAGATAGTGTCTATTTCATGGAAGGTCATGTTCTGTACTTCATCCACAAGGATGAAAGTGTTATCAAAAGTTAATCCCCTTAAATAAGAAGAAGAAAGAAAAACAAGCTCTTCTTTCTTCTTGAGTATGTCGTAGGCATCTCCTCTTCCCACCAGTTCATTTATTAACTCTCTGTAAGGAGCTTCATAAGCAGATAACTTCTCTTCCTCTGTTCCGGGAAGGAATCCTAAGTCTCTTGTAGGGACTGCTGACCTGATGATAAGTATTCTGTTGATTACTCTCTCTTGCAGACATTTGAGAGCGTAGTAAAGCGTTAAATATCCTTTGCCAGTTCCTGCACAACCATGAACGACAACGTCTTTCTGTTGGAAGAGAGAAGAGAGATAGTCCTTCTGGTTTTCTGTCTGTGCAACTACTTCTCTTGCTGACTGGTAGAAACTGTCTTGAGGTCTTTTAGATTTGGTTTTAGCCATTATGAAATCCTTTGTAGAGGAAGTTAAAAGTTTTGTAAGGAAGTCTTACAAAAGACATTTTAAAGCGTTACAACATATCATCTGCAAATGTAGCATCCTCTGTAACCCGCATGGTTGAGCCATTCTTTCAAAACTTTCACTGAGTAAGGAATGGTTAAGGTTGGTGTTTTATAAAAAGGGCTTTCTATCCTTGACTCTTCTTTTCCTTCCCTATACAATCCATTGAAATCTATTTGCTTAACTAGGAGTCTTTCTTCAAATGAAACAACCAACACTTTTCTCATCCTCTAATGTCGTAAGCATTACAAAGGCAGAGAATCATAGAATTAAGTTACACGGTTTAACAAAAGAAACTGTGGAACTTTTATACAAGCATTTCTCTTACGTTAATGAATCAACTAAATATCAAGACAAGAAGAGACTAGGGACAGTCACTGTTACACATCTATTCAAAAGAACAGATAAAACCATTCCTGCAATGTTTTTGTTTGATGTCTGTTCTCTTCTTAAAGAGAATGAAATACCCTACAAAGTAGATTATTCATTAAAAGACGTTAACAGTAAGGAAGTTGTCTCTTCTCTTTATGAAGGATTCTTAAACAAAGACTTTAAGAAGAATTTCATTCCACATGAACATCAGGTAAAAGCAATAACAACTCTTCTTCGCAGAAAGAAAGGTTTTGTTGAGATTTCTACTTCTGGTGGAAAGTCTTTTGTAATTTATGTCCTTGCAGGAATAATGGCTTTACAAGGAAAGAAAGTCTTAATCCTTACTGACACAACAGCATTGATTAGACAGTTGAAAGAAGACATTAAGTCTTATTCAAAGAATCCTGATTATTGGGAAGAGAAGGTAAAGTGTATTTATAGTAAGAGTGGTGATGACAAGAGAGACCCAGATGGAAGTATCTTTATTTCCACATATGCTTCCATGAACGAAGATGACTTCTACTTTAAACGATTTGATATGTTGCTTGTGGACGAAGCTCATAAAGCTGTCGGAAACTCGATTACAGACATTATTCGTAAGACTTGGAATGCTCCCTACAGGATTGGAATGACAGGCTCTCTAAACGGCACTAAGGAGCATTTAATGCGAACGACAGAAAGGTTTGGTCAGGTCGTTACCTTGATTAAAGCAAGAGAGCTTATTAACAAGAATTTAGCAACTGACTTTTCCATTAAACAGATTTACATTAAAAGAGAAAGAAGTATTGGATTTAACTCCTACAATGAATACATCTCTTATTTGACACATGATTACAATAGGACTAACTTTATTGTAGAGTATTTAAGGAAGAATGATAAAAGGAATATTGTTCTTCTCTTTAATAGAATTGTCTTTGGTAAGAAACTCTTCTCTGATTTGAAAGATGTCTTTCCAGACAGAAGAGTGGAGTACATATCTGGTGAGACTTCGGTTGACGAGAGAATGCGTATTAAGGAAAGTTTTCAGGAGAGAAGCGATGTTATCTTAGTTGCCTCTTATAAGACTATTGCCACAGGTATTAATGCACCAAACCTGAGAACTATTCTTATGGCAGAGCCTTTGAAGGCAACAATCACAGTTGTTCAGAGTATAGGAAGAACTCTGCGTAAATATAAAGGTAAGGAAAAAGCTGAGTTAATTGATTTGTATGATTCTTTGGGTTGGGGAGAGTATCATGCCAAACTGCGTAGAGAGATTTATCAGAAAGAAGAACATCCCTATTCACACGAAGAAGTAAACATTGAACTCTCTGATGTTGATGAAGAGCTTTACTTGGACAAGAAGGCTGACAGTGATGTCTGGGATGATGAAGATTAAAAATCCTTAACTAATTCAAGGAGTTATTAATATGAATAAAAGAAAACTGTTGATTGATTATTCAGGCTTCATATACAGAAGTCTTTTTCAACTGAAGAGAGACTTAGCCATTTCTGATGAACAAGAAGAGATTGATATTAATGTCTTCTATCGTTATCTAAAAGATAATCTTCTGATTCTTATCAGACAATTTCCACTTCATTTTCATGAATTACTTCTTTGTAAGGATGGAAAGTTTAACTGGCGTAATGATGTTTTTCCTTATTACAAACAAAGAAGAAAAAACAAAAAGGTTGAGGATAAATTTGATTGGAAGAATTTCTTTATTCAAGTAGAAGAGGCAGAGAAAGAACTTGTAGAAGAAATTCCTTGTAGATTCTTCTATCATGAACAGGCAGAGGGTGATGATTTGATTGCCATCTTTGCTGAACATTTCTTTAAACAAGAAGAGAAATTTACTGTCGTTAGTCAGGATAAAGATTTAACACAGCTTATACACTTCTACAAGAATAAACAATATGACCCATTGAAAGAAGAGTTTGTTAAACCCAAGATGTCTATCATTGAACATATTGCAAGAGGAGATTCTGCTGATGGCATTCCCAATATCTTTGGGGATGATGATACTTATCTTGTGGAAGGAAAGAGATGTCCTTCTATAACCAAGAAGAAAGTAGAGGAATGGGAGAGTATGGGTCTTAAAGAGTTTCTTCTCTCTATGAAGGACTCTCCCTACTGGAATAATGTAAGAAGAAATACTCTTTTGATTGACCTGAGAAGAATTCCAAAAGAAATTAGTAGTGATGTCATAAAACTTCTGTAAAAGTAAAGGCTCCTGTGTGGAGCCTTTCTTATTGTTAATGTTTATATTATAAAGAAGCAGCTATTGCCCTTGAAGCTACCATTCCAATAGTAGAGTTCAAGAAGTAAATTCCCTCGTCAACGTCGTGTGCCTTACTGGTTGAAGGAATCTTGGTATTGTTAATGATTGTATTGCCTGCTCCATTAGATGAACCACCACCAGCATTAAGGATAGCCATTTGTACACCAGATGTATTATCCCTTGCAGCTTTGTCTTCTTTGGCATTCATGTAGTGTTCGTATTTGTCTCTTACAGAGTCAGACAATCTTCCCATTATGGATGACGCTTCACCATAAACCTCAGAAGACTTATTGACAACATAATCTTTTGATTTCAATAACTTATCTTTAACAACAGGTGTATATTCTTCTACAAGTTCTTTACCTTTGTTGACTGCTTGAACAGAAGACTCAATGGCCTTTGAGGTCTTTTCAACAGCAAATTCTTTTGAGACTTTAACCAAAGAAGCAGCTTTGTCTTTTGCTTTAGTAAAGAAGTTATCATCATTAGACTCTTGAACAGCACTAACACCCTCTTGCAGAGAAGAAGAAATCTGTTTAGCAGATTCAACAATAGCATTGGCAAAGTCTTTTGTGTTGTTTTCCAGAGTGGATTTGTACTTGTCATACTCAGCCACAAGAGCAGGGTCAAGACTTTTTAATGTATCTTTTGTAATCTCTTCTGGTGTTCTGTTCTCTTCTATTCCAGCCGCAGTATAAGTCCGTTTGGCATCATTTCCAAAGTCTATCGCTGAATAGATTACATTCTGTTTATTCTTCTCTTGTTGTTTAATTAATGAAGCATATTCATCTCTAGCCAAGTCTTGTTGATGTTGTGGTAAGGATTGAATCTCTTGTATTCTTCTATTAGTCTCCGCATATTTGATTGCCTCAACATCAACATCGTCGTAACCTTTTTTTCTTACTTCTTCTTGTTTAATCTGTTCAGCAACTTGTGGCGGTGGAGCATACTCCTTACCCACTTGTTGTAGATAATCCAAAGCAGCTTGTTCTTCTTGTGAAGGAGTGGCAGTTTGGTCATACATCTTTCTAGCGTAGTAAGCATTAACCAGAGAAGAAGCATTGTTAATCTCTTCTTCTTTTTGCTTCTCAATAGCTTCTAAGTCTTTATTGTGTTGAGCAATCTTCTTGTTCCCTTTATCAACAACTCTAAGAGACTTCTCAAGACCTGACCCCAAGAGAGCTTGCATTCTTTTCTGAGTAGATTTATTTCCAGTAAGGAATTGATTTCCCATCTGGTCTATCTGTTCATCATTGAAGTTATAGAACTGTGCTGCCTTTTCACCTGACCTATGTTCAAGAGAATAAAGCTCCATTGAATTAAGCCCTAAGTTTTTGGCAATCAATGCTCTTTGGAAGAGTTCATCATTTCTGCCAAATCCACCAGCTTCATATCCTTTGGTTCCCACTCGTTCATAGAGAGCTTTATCTTCATCTGTGACATCACCAGAAGACATATACTCTTCAACAAGTTTCTTTCTATCTTCCTCAGACATCTTGTCTATTGTCCCTGAGAGAAGATTGTTGACTTGTTTATTATCCCAACCATAATTGATAAGGTTTCTACCTTTACCCATGTTATAGGCATCAACCAGATTAGGATTTGTCTTGGCTAATTCTTGTCTTTCTTTAATGGAAGTCTTAAGAGAAGAAGTCATGTCAGAGACTCTTCTTTCTACTTCTCTGTATGATTCTTCCTCAGACATTAAGTTTTCGTGTTCATCTGTTAATTGAACACCAGTTCTCCACTCCAATGCTTTCTTATCGTGATAAACAGTAGAGAGAGAATCTATTAAATCTGCTTCACTCTTATTCTTTTCAGCTTCTTCTCTACGAATCTTATCAGCAGTAACTTGAGTATTATCTTTAATGGCTTCTAAGGTTGAGCTTTCTTTAACTCTTTGATTTAATTCAACATTACCTTTTGCTTGTTCTTCTTGGTCTTTTTTAAGTCTCTTCTGTCTTTCTTCCTCAATAATTCTATTCTGTTTCTTTTGCCAGACTGCCTCTTGTTTATTTCCTGTCTGAATTCCTTCTTCAATAGATTTCAAGACTTTAAGCTCTTCACTTTCTCCAAGAGAAGAAGAGAGTTTTTCATTACTTCTACCAGCAGCTTTGTTATTAGCAGCCATCACTTTTTCACGGGATTGTAACTTTCCGCCTTTATTTAGACCTAACATCTTTCCTAGGAAGGAAGACCTAAACCAATCTCCAAATGTCTCAAATAGGGAAGCTAATCCCATCATAGCTTCACCAAATGGATTTAATACTTTTTCTATAATGTTTGCAAGTTTAGAACCAACCCAAGCCAAAGGAGCAAGTAGATATTTCCAGAAGAACTTAACGACTAATTTAATGACTGCTCTTAATGGAGTTGTTATTGCATATAAGGTTTTAGCAATAGCCTTAACAGCAGACCAAAGAGCAGAACCGACATCTTTAAAGAGTTGTAGTATTGCATCAAAGTTAGTCTTCAAATCTGTCATGAATGTATCGTCAAAGAAAGAAGAAACTTGTTCTTTGACCTTATCAACACCCTTATTAAGGTCTTTGACAAATTCACTGTTCTTAAGTTCTTCTCCTTGTTTGACAAACCAATTTGTGACAGGCTCCATTGTCTTATTAAGCCAATCAAGAGCAGGTTTAGTCTCCTTTTTAAGCCACTCTAATCCTTCTCCCATTAGGTCATATGAAGCACCAGCAGCAGATACAGCAGTTGCACCAACAGCCGCTCTAATCAGTCTAGACTTCTTACCCTCAGCACCAGATGATTGCATTCCTAACTTATAGGCAATAAATGACAAATACTTATTACTGGTTTTAATAAGTGAGTTAGTCATTGCCTGTAGGTTATTTGTCTCACGAATAATATTCTGCAAGAGAAGATTATTCCTTTGCATTACTTCCTTGGAAGTGTTTTCATCTATTGCTGTGAGCTTCTGTGTCCAAATTTCAGGATTGAAATCTTGGAATCTATCATTAAATTCATCCCTGAAAGTTGAAATCTGTTCTACGACAGCAGGAGAATCTTTTTTAGACTTATTCTCCTTAAAGAAAGATGATTTGGACAGGTCTATTCCACTATTTCCTACTCTTTGACTATAAGTAGAAAGAGCAGTGATTATTGGTCTTGCAGATATGACGTTTACATCAATAGCTTCTCTTTTAGTAGATGATTTGCTCAAGGAAGAAGATTCTTCTCCCATGTTTGATGTCGGTAAAAGATTACCCAGTCTTGCTTCCCCAGAGTGAGCATTACTTCTTATTTTCTGGAAACCTTGTTTGTCATCATTGAATCCATACTCTCCGTGAGTGTTCATATAGTCTTTTCTGCGTAATAGTTTTCTTATAAAACCATTACCAAATCCCTTGGAAGAAAGACCTAATGCACCTTGAGTGTAATTAGTTCCGTTTTCCTTATCAAACATTAAAGATGCAACAAGTTTTTCTTTTATGCTAGGGTCTAATCCTTGTTTACGAATAATCTTGTCTGCTTCTTTTTCTGCAAGGTCTCTTTCGTCTTTCTTGTCTCCCCATTTGACCTTATCACCCATTACAAAGTCACCAATGGCTGCAAATGGGTTGAGTAGGGCGCTAGCACCCAATTTACCTATACGGCTATTAGCTACTCTTGAAGTATTAGAAGAAACTCTATTGAATGCAGACCTAGACGCCCTTGATATAGACGATGCTCTTTGTTGTGTTGTTCTCGCAAGACTTCTTGAAGCATTAACAGCCCTACCACCAATTAATGCAGCAGCGGTCAATCCTTGATTTCCTGCTCTTCTTAAACTCTGACCCTGTCTGGAATCCCAGCCATTGTCTCTCACGTCTTCATATTCATCGTACAAAGCTCTACCAGTCCTTTGTGCTGCTCTCGCAGCAGTCAGAGAATGGTTCATAGCACTTCTAGCGCCAGCAGCCATTAGTTGTCTAGCACCAAACCATAATATTTGCGGCAACATATTTTTCAAAAATCCTTATAACATTCAACTACTTAGAATTTTTCATGGCAGAAGTAAGGACTAATAATTACGACATTAATAATGTTTATAAGGACTTGGATTTATCTATGTCTGTTCATCCTCTTACAGGAAATTACAAAACCGTAAACGGAATTAATGCTGTCAAGAGAAGTATCAGAAATTTAATGCTTTCTACTAAATGGGACTTTCCTTTTAATGGAGACGTTTATGGCGGCATAACAGAAAGTCTATTTGAACAGTTATCACCGACCTATTTAGCTTCTTTGGAAGCAAGAATGAGAGATGTTCTAAGTAAATATGAAAGAAGAATAGAAGTCCAAGACATTACATTTGAAGTTCAAGAAAATTCAGGTAATTTGTTCATAACAATTAAGTACAGAATTATTGCAGTTGAACAAGTGTTTGAGACAAGAATAACCTTAACGAGAGAGAGATAAAAACAATGGATGAACGTTTAGAAAGAGAACAATATCTTCTGCAATTCTTGCAAGATAAACAGTATCCGCCGATTGCTATTGCAGTCTTGATGGCACAAGCCAAGCTAGAGACTGACCGATTCAAGACTATGAAAGAATACGGTAATGCTAGCTACTTTAGTCGGTATGACGGCAGAAAAGACTTAGGTAATGTTAAGCCTGGTGATGGTGCTAGATTCCGTGGTAGAGGCTATATTCAAATCACTGGCAGAAACAACTATGACAAAGTCGGTAAGTTCCTTAACATTGATTTGTTGACCTTCCCAGAACTTGCAGAGCAGCCTGATGTAGCCGTGCAAATCTTCGACTGGTTCATTCACTTTGGTAACAGATTCAAAGACGGTAGAACAGTTCTGGATTGTGCTAAGGAAGGTGATATTGTCGGGGCAAGTAAACTGGTCAATGGTGGTGTAAACGGTCTTAAAGAACGTAAACAATACTTTGCTGATTATAAGGAGAAACTTGGCGTTGATGGTGCTGGGTTCTAATTAAAGAAGATAAAGTAAAGCCCTCAATTAAGAGGGCTTTTTATTTGACTTAACCTTCATGAGCGTAAGCTGCAAATTCAAGGTCATTCATTTGTCTATTAATAAAAACATCTTCATCAAATTTCTCTGGAACCTCTCCTAAGACTTTAAAGATAATTCTGTAATCTTCTCCATCATAAGAAGTGTAGTAGCAATATCCTTCTTTCTCTAGAAGATTAAAGACTACTTCTCTTTTGTCATTTGAAGTATTCTGTTTTACAAGAAGATAACAAGCATCATAGAGATTATCTTCATCAATGAAAAGAATCCTAGATTCTACTTCATATCTGCCTTTATATCGTTTAAGTTCAAACGTGAACATTATTAATTTCCTCCACTAACAAATTTACGATAATCAATCGCATTCTTAATGTTAAATCCTCTTTGAGAGAGTTGTTTAAGAAAGTCTTCCAATATCTTCAGGATAAGTTCTTTCTCTTTAAGTTCATTATCCAGTGTGTAATAATCTTCATCTGCCTTGATGTAAGTCTCTACATCAGTCTTAAGAACTTTCTGATGTTTTGGTCTTTCTTTATAGACTTCATCAGGAGCTTTACCAAGCCAGTAATCAGAGACCTCTCTTCTGACGACGTTAAGCTGACTCTTAATCTGAATAACTTCTCTTGCAACGTCAAAATAAAGCATTTGATATTTGTTGTAAAGAGAAAGACAAGACAAAGATTCTGAGTCTAATTTCATTTCGTCAATGAAAGAATCTTTCTGCATCAGTTCTTTAAGTTTAAGCACGTCCATAATATTCAAGCACCTCTTTAATAATTGGTAAATCCAAATATTTAATAAACTCTCTGACAATAGGAATGACATCTTTATCCCACAGATTAGTAAATTTATAATAAGAAATTGGAATATGTTTATTGTCTAAGTCAACAGAAGTCAATTCAAAAGAAACAATTCTTTCTTTATCATCAAGAACAGAGTTTATAGAAAGAATTACACGGTTTTCTTGATAGAGATAAGGAGTTATTGTGTTTCGTGGAAAAGAGAAGAAATACTGTAAACGTTCTGCTTCTCTTTTTTTAATTTGATTTACTGTCTTAGAAGAAGATTCTGTAAACATTGTATTAGAGAACTCAACAACCATAGAAGACAATCTTTTTACTTCATACTTCAAGGTGTATAGCCAACCTTTTATTCTAGAAGCAAAGTATTCGATGTTCTCTTCGTCTTTTTCCTCTGAATAATCATAATTCTCTGGAACATGAATAGTCAGGACTTTTTTGAGTTCATGTTCGAGACTTACCTCTATTCTTAGGTGTTTGTCTTTTCTAATGGCTACCACGCACAAGAGTCTTTTATTCCAAAGTTCAATAAGGGAGAGTTGTTCCTCTCCCTGTCTAAGACCTTCAACAAATCTTGTAAGAAATCTATATAGCTTCTCGTTCATAAATATCCTTAAGCAGACTAGAAAGACTGGCTTCTATTTGTAGTCTGGTATCAATCAATGAAAAAAGATTAATATTTGTTGCAAGAAGAGTATCCAAAAGAAGAATATGTTGAAGAGCATTGTATCTATGTCTATCCATTTCTCCTTTAACTTTAGTCATCATCTTTTGAACTTCATCTGTTACATTTCCACTACGAAACTCTACTGTCCTGACTGGAAGAACATTAAATGTTCTTTTTAGATACCATTTGGCTTTCTTAATATCTTCCTCTGGATTTCCTTTATCACCTGCCCTCCAAGCATATTTAAAAGCGTTTGCCAATGTCGGATAGTTCATCCACTCTATGATGTCTATCGCCTCAATAGAGTATTTGGTGTAATGTTGCGGATGATTTACATTGTCTTGTTTTGTCATTATTCTTCTCCTTCAATAAGTTCTTTAGCTTTTTCCTCTAATGAAGTACAGGAGAAATGACATATCTCCTTAACCTTATTAGTGAGAATCTCTAAAAGTTGTCTTGCTCTCTCTTCGTTGTACTGTTTGGCTGTCTCTTGTATGAAGTCAACTACCTTATTCACAAAGTCTTTCTCTGGAAGATTTAAATCTTCTGACTGAAAACACATAGACCTTTCATAGTCCATAAAGAAAGCTGATTGTCTGTCATAGATAAAAGAAAGCGTTACAACCAACTGTGCCTTCAATGAAAGAAGAACTTTAACACCAGAGTCTTTATCCTCTGGAAACAAGTCAATGTCAATGGGTTGAAGATAGTTTCGTTTTACCTTATGTTGAAACTCAATAATTTGAGCATGAAGTTCTTGGTCAGAAATCATGTTTATTCACCTCTCTTTTGTTTTAAAGATGTCTTTATTCTAGAGCAAACAAAAAAGAGGGTCAAGAGACCCTCTTCATTAAAACTTTTTAAAGTTTTAGTTAAGTGATTGAAATAGACGAGAAACTGTCTTGAGAATACTACAATTAGTCTCATGAATAATTCTAGTGACAAACTTATCATTAATGAAAAGGTTTACTCTGTAGTAGGGAACTTCCTCTCGTTCAAAAGACATCTTGTTGAAGGTGAGATAAATGTTTTCAAAAAGGGTAAGTTTGTAAGAAGAGTGTCCGTCCTCTTTGATTGAATGTTCAATCCAAAGAGCATCTTCCAACCAGTTCTCGTTCTCATCGCCAAAGTCTGGCTCTTCTGGTGTTTCCTCTTCTTCCTCTGCAAACTCTCCATTCTCTAATCTAGCAAAGTATTCCTCGATAAGGTGTACTTGTTGGACAAGCTCCGTCGGAAATGGTTTAGTGAAAACCATACCATTATTCTCTGCTATCAAGTCTTCCATAAGATGAGCTAAATATCCCAAAGCATATTCTAACTCTTCACTGATAGATTCATCACAAATGAAATCTACAAGGATGCCACATTCATCATCTCCAAGTTCTTTCTCAACAGTAAAAGAAAGTGAAACACCATCATAAATATAGAATTCTGGTTTGAAGAATACTTCCTCTGTATCTTCTACCAACTCACAAACTTCTTTTACCACTTTTAAACTTTTATAAAGTTTATTTACAAATAGTTTCATAATTAATTTCCTCACTTGTCTTAATTAAATTGCTCTTCATCTAAGTAACTTTCTTCCTCAGAAGAAGATTCATCTGATTCATCATCGTAGATTGGTCTTTCATCTAGGTCATAATCAGTTCTCCTTTCGTCCCATCGTTCTTGAAAGTCCAAATCAAATTCATCATAAACATCTTCGGCTCCTGCTTTCTTATTAAGAACAGCCTCTGGAATAGTGTAGTTAAAACCATCAGCACCAGTCTCAACATAATCTCCCATGAACTGTTGTCTATAGGCAATCAACTTGTCATGGTCTCTTTTATTCTTGGCAATGACTGCATAAAAGACGTTCCAGATTGTTGTCGTAAAGTAGCCAAAAGGATTTGTGTGTTTTCTCCAGTTAAAGATATGTAGAGACTTAATACAGTTAAAGATTGCCTCTACTCGCATTTCGTCTTTCCAGTGTTCAGTATAACCTCTGAACCTATGTGAGCGCAAGTAATATTCAATCATTCTATGAAAGTAGAGACCTATCTTGTCAGGCGCTTTTAACTTGTCTAAGCCTTGTGCCTCTCTTTCTTCATTCTCTTGTAGATATGCTTTGATGTCTTCATAAAATTCTTCTTTGTCTATGAAGTATGTTTCTTTTTTGTTGTTGGTTTCTTTCTTATGTTTGATGAAACCTCTTTTGGTAAGCCTACGCTTTTTCTTTTGTTTTTGTTCTTTCATAATTTATATGTTACTATTAGTTAAATATTTCATTATAGTAACATATTGAAAATCCTTTTAACATAATTATTCTCCGTTGGTTGAAAAAGTTAAACCCCTAGATTGAAGGAACCAGATTAGGCTTCGTCTAGGGGTTTAGTTTTTAAGTCAACAGATTATTATAAATCAGGTAGAACATTAGCATCCTTAATGGACTCCATTTCCTCTTCTTTGTAAGAGATAGGAATGCCGTAGTTTTCTCTTAGGACTTCTTTAAGCTCTTCAATCTCTTCTTGCAAATAATCTTCTTCATGAAGGATAAAGAAACTCTTAAAGAATGGTTCAATCAATTCATTAACACTCTTCAGATTCTTCAGTCTTTCATAGTTAAAGATTTTAGTGCTTAAAAGAACATTTGATGTTTTATTGTCAACAATATAGAGACCTACACGGTCTAAATCAACTCCACAAAAGTTCTCAAACGTAAAGAAGAAAGAATTAGTAATCCATTCGTGTGTTTCTAGACCAAAAGTCTTTTTCATACCAAGAATATTTCTTATCTAGTCTTTTACCTTTGCATAATGATGATGTTTACCTTTAGAAAGGAAAAGTTCTCCTTTAATCCAACCTGCTATTTGGGATAAGTCATCATCCCATTCTCTATGGTTGGAGAAGAAGTCAACTTGATAGTCCGTCTTATCCTTACACTTACGATGAATGAAAGTAAGATTAACATCTTCAAACTTAAAGACTCTTTTTACCTCTGCTAAGGTTGAATCTGTGAATGGGGGAATAAGTGTACTACACTCCATAAAAGCATTAGTGACAAACTGAATAAAGTCGTTTGAATAGATTGTAGGTTTCATTGTTGATACTCCGGTCTATATTGACTGAAATCAAGACTGTACTTTTCTCTAAGAGTATCAATAAGTTCATTTCTATCTTTTGTGAAAGACGTTGAATAATTAGAAAAGAAAAACCCAAAGAAGTTATTAATGTCTTCTTTCATAGCTTTTTCTGATGGAATTCCCGTGTAATCAATTATATTCTGTCCAAGAATACAAGTGTTACCCAAATACATATAAAGAACAAGTCTTCCCTCTGCGGCAAATACTTCAAAAGTATAGTTTTCAGTTTTCCATTTATGACTTTTCGCTATTTTATATGGAACTATATTAAATAGCTCATCGATAAATTCATTAATTAACTCTAACGCGGCTTCACCTTGTTCTGAAGCATCTTTCAATTCTTTTACAAATCTTTTTCCAATCTTATCAAAGAGTTCTTGTAGAGATTCATCACATCCGTTTGAAAAAACAGTAAGACTTATATGTTTAATCTCTTCCTCATTATATTGAACTATAGAACGAAAATGTACACTTCTACTTTCATCTATCTTAAAAACATAGCTTGCTAAAACAGATTTCTCTTTCTCAATTCTATGTCCTGGCGTGACTAACGCCTCAATATCATTGTACATATCGAATAGAAACTTTTCAAATAGGTTTTTGTCAAAATTATTCATCTTTATTTCTCCTTTAGAAATCATGGTCAGCATCCCAAACATTCCAAGAGTAAATTTCTTCTTGGACTTGGCTTTCTTTGTTGTCGTTCATATAACACCTCTTTTGTTTAAATAACAAGTTAATTATATAAATGAAAAAGCATCACAACAAGTGATGCTTTTGTAATGTGTGTGGAGTTATTCCCCGCTTATTTCACCAGTTGTTCTGGTTTGATGTCGAGAGCAACTTGGTCGAGAGCCGCTACGACAGAAGGATTAAGGATGTAATGCTGTTTAATCATTTGAATAAAGTTTTGAACGTAACCAACAGCAATCTCACCAAAGTTACCCTCGGCATTCACCGTATCATTCTTGGTTAAGAGTTCACCATTGTTTTCAGCAAAAGCGAGATGAAGAAGGTGTTCATCTTGCAAAGCATAAACAGTTAGACTGAAATTGTTGCTCAAATCAAATTCATGGTAAAGACCATTTTGTTCAAGTTGAGGATACTCATCCACTACTACACCAACACGAAGAACTTTGTATTCACGTTTAGCTGAGACAGTCTTTTTAACCTCTGTGTACTCTTCTTTAGTTGCACCAGTGATAAGAAGAATTTCTTTTGCAAAGGTTTTCATAAAGAGCTTAAGCATCTTATGAGCAAAGCCCAAGTGGTCGAACTTCTCTTCACCAATTACTTTCTGATAAGAACGAAAAAGAATCCCATCATATGTTTTAGCATTTTCTAACATAACGACTACAAAGTCTTCGTATTCTTTTACTACGATTTGATAGTCTCCTTTAACAGGAACACTTACAGTGAAAGGAAAAGTTGGTTGTGGTTTTTTAGCCATAGTTTTATTTACCTCTTTAAGTTAATGTTTAAGTTGACCTCAAAAGAAGAAACTATGGATTAGGCGATGACATTTGTTTCCTCTCTTGAAGAGATTAATGAAATTATACTCTATTTCAAAAGCTCAATGAATGAAGTTTTTGTAAGGGCTTCTGGAGCAAGAGAAGTGTATTCAACTCCTTCTCTGAACTGCTCAGAAGAAATTGATTCTTCTCTGATAACTTCACCACCACACAGTTCAATAAAGTTAGAAACTCTAAAGCCAGTATGTGCATTTAATGAAAGTTCTTCAACAATTTGTAGCTCTTTTGTATCTTTGGAAAGATAAGAAACTCTTCCTCCACCAATGTTAGATGTTCCAAAGATAAATCTTGCATGACCTTCATCTACCCTATATGTCCCAAATGCTATTTGTGGCTGATTATGAGGAAGCGTTATCTTTGTCTCCATGACAATCTTTGAACCGCCAAGAATAGACAATGCTTTTTCTTTTGCATCAAATCTGTTATTAGCTTTCTTATACGCCTCTAAGTTGTTATCACGAAGAGCAAACAAGAAACGATAGGAATAATCACCTGAAACATAAGAATAATACAAATTGCAATATGCAAGATAAGCAAATGTTTCGTCTGGAGAAAAAGGCTTAGACATAACGAACTCAGTTGCTCCACCAATTTCTCTTGGAGCAGAAGTCATATCTCCTGAGAAATGGAAATGTTTTTCACTCAAAGTGTTCCAACCTACTTTCTCTCCATCCATTCCAATACAAGAGAAGTCTAAGTCTTTTGCTCCCTCATCTTGGAACCATTGAACACCCATGATAAGAGAATTCTTTTCTAGGTCATCAAGATATAGTGTTGTTCCATAAGGAATATTTCCGATATAACTTTTCTCTGATGTGGGAAGGTTATATTCAATATTACTAGGAATATAGAAAGTTCTTCCAGCAAAGTTATAGGTGTTCATTAACCAAGCATCAATCATTCTTCTATTACGCAGAAGCATAAGATGGAAATGTGGAATTGGTTGCTTAGTCGGAAGTTTACGTTCCCTCTTCACAAAGGTTTTACCATTACGAATCTTAAATGATTTCTTAACTGTCCCTTCTTCCAGATAAACAAGCATCTGGTCAATAGCCTGTCTTGCTCTTATAATCTGAAACACTTTATCTTTCCCATATTCAAGAAGAACATCTTCTTCCAGACGGTCTTTTGTTACCTGTTGAAGAAGAGGAATTGTTTTCTTGGTGTGAAATGTTTTTGAAAGTTTACGAATCTTGTTAATAGCTTTATTAAGCGCTCTGTCATCTCTTTGTTTAAGAGGAAGGAAGAACTTCTTATCAGAAAGGAAATACTTAGCAATGTTTGTAAAACCAAAACTTTCCATCAGAGGAAGAGGATTGTAAGAAGATTCCTTAATAGCTGTTATTGTCTCTCTGTCCTTAATTACAAGAGTTTTACCTGTAAGCAAGTAAATGTACATAGAGAGAAACTCTTGATAGTCTGATGGAGCAATATTAAATTTATTCATTAAAAGAACTTTAAGTTCTCTGTTTTTAATTTCCTTAACAAACTCAGCATTAACAATATCTTTCATATAAGAAGAAAGAAGAATAGTCTTCAAATGATTCAAGGTTTCTTCTGAAAGAGCAATGCCAGAGTGAGTAAGCGTCTTGCAAAGCTCTAACATTTCTTCCGGAGAAACTGGAATTAGATTCATAATTTCTACTGGTTTCTCTTCTAAAGGCAGAACATCTTGTTGAAGAGGAATATAAGGCTCTTCTAAAAAGTCACTACCATAAGTAGAAATGTAATGTGTAATTCTGTCAAAGAGTTTTTCTTGTTTTGTTCTCTTCTTTACTTCTTCCCATGATTTATAGAAAGAAGAATTGAGAACGTCTGACGAAGACGTAATTCTTTCACACAAACGAAGAAACTCTTCTTCTGTCTTTATAGAAGAGAGCGCTCTAAGATAAATTCCGTGTTTAGCAGAGAATCTACGAACTGCGTTACCTTTGAAAACTTTTTTGAACAGTATTGCTGCTGAGACGTTTGGACTTGCCATAGTTACTAGCTCCTTAAAAATAAAACTTGTTTTAAAATTTATGCGAAATTCTAATCCGTAGATTAAAATTTCAAAACTTTAGGTGTACTACACACCTGTACTGAGTCTAGAGATGAAATCTCTATTCCCAGATGCTTTTTCATAATGTTATATGCTGCGTTTACATCAGCATTGATAAGAATATTATTAGACGATTTAAATAAACCTCTTTTAATTCTTTTACCTGCATATGTATCGTGTTTCTCAACAGATTCATTATCTAAAAAACTGCATTTAGAAGTGTAACTTTCTTCTTGTGCGACGACTTCAATGCCAGCAAGTTTGCCTTTATAAGTTACCATTTCAATTAATCTGTTATACGGAATTTGAACAAAGTTTTGGTTTGTTTTCTTACCTAAACTAATATTCTCTTTCCAACCTTTGTTAGAACCAATAACTACTTTAGAAATGGATAACTTACGAAATTCATTAACTAAAGTCCTACTGGTTTGGTGAAGGTAATTGTTGACCCTTCTGTTTCTTTTATTAGTAATTTGTTTAATTTGTTTTGATGTTCTTACTCCTTTCTTTAATTTAGATTTCAATTTAGAAACTCTCTTGTTCCAATGATGATTAATAGCTTTCAGTGGTCTTCCATTGATAATCATTGGAGAAGAATTTGTGCATACTACTGTTGCTAGATTGTTCAACCCTAAATCTATAGCAGCATAGTTATTAGAAATATCTTGTTTTTCTTCTTCTACTATATAGATAACTTGTAATTCATAGTATCCAAGTTTAGGAACTAGCTTAACCTCTTGTATTCTTTCAAATGGAATATTGCTCTTGAATTTAATGTTAGTTTTGGAAAGATGGATTAATCCTTCTTTGATATAAGTTCGTTTTAATAAACGTGTTTTATGAAAAGTAATTACATTTCTACCTTTAATCTTATCTTTATACTTAGGAAATTTAACTTTACCTTTAAATTCACCTTTGCTTTTAAGTTTTAATAATTCAAATGCTGATTTATATGCTTCGTCAACCTGTTTAACTACATATTCTGCTGGTTGTGAAGGGAGGGCGTAGTAATCTGAGTTCTTTTGTTCTCTTAAAAGTTTACGCATCTTTCTATCAGGAATGTAAGGCATACCTTCCTGATAATTCTGTCTTTGTATATAAAGTACAGCATTGTATAAATTCTTAGACAGAAAGCACAATTCATCACAGGCTTTGTAAAGTTGCCTGTTGAATGGTTTAACCACTGTGATTTCTGTTAGATACAAGTTAATATTCCTTTTCGTTTGAATGTTAAAAACATTATAAATTAATTCCTAAACTATGTAAAATTACAATTTATTTAGATAATTATTAAAAAACCTCCAAACGAATACACGAATGGAGGCTTCCTTTGGTTAGGTCGGTGAGTAATAAACCCATTATTAAAGAGGAACTCACTATGACCCTTATCACTGAACTTAAACGATGGGTAGTTCTTCCAACAATTTCTAGGAACCCACTATGTCGTTCAGCTTTATTAATAGACCGTATAAGCCTTACTGTTGAGCCGGAGAGTAAATTCAAAACCATTGAAAAGGAACTCTCTTTGGCTCTAAGACTCGACAACATTAAGTTGTCACCCAATCTATTAATATTTTTATCAAAACGAGAGCTAAACTAGTCAGATTAAAAGTCTGGTGTTTTTAAGGAAGCCCCTTTGTCTTGATGTGTGCAGTATAGCAAACTTTTTTAGTCTGTCAAATTTATTTACATTACAAATTGGTTAGAAATCTAATTCAGCTTCTGCTGAATCATCTTTTGTTGCATCCAGAAGATAAGCAAGAGAGGTGGTCTCTTGGTTAGCTTGTTGAAGAGCATTCAAAGACATCCATTTCTCCATATAAGGAAGAGGATTTTCTTTAATAGTAATCTCAACAGGAAGGTATAATTCTTGTCTGATAATCTGGAAGTTAAACGTTACCCAGTCTTTAATGTCCTGACAAGAAAGACCACAAAGAGAGCCTCTGTCCTTGAAGAGTTGTTCTGTCCAAAGAAGTTCACCTTGATAGACCTCTTCCACAAAAGCGTTAATAGAAGATTGGAATTCTTCATTATCTTTATAGTCTTCCCAGAATCCCATCTTACGTAGTTCACGAAGCATAACGACATCAGCAGAAGCGTGAATTTGGACTTCGTCCGCACAGACCTTCCTTATTGCAGCAGCACATTCTTGGAACATTCCAGCTTCACCAAGAGCAAAGGTAATAGCAAAAGAAGCAACAAATTGTCCTCGTTCAAGAAGGAAAAGAGCAACAATACCTTTATAAAGAGTTGGGAATACTTCTTCTTTGGTTAATTGTCCAAGAGCAAATTTATGTCCAACAACATACAATTCTTCCATTACTTGTCCAATAAGCGTAGCTCTCGTCATTGCATCTTCTTTAGAAAGAATGTCATCAATGACTGCTTTTGGGTCAGGAAATGCGTTTCTTACGATTTCGCTGTAGGTGCCAGAGTGGACGCAGTTACCCGTAACAGAAATACGATTATCGTGTCTCACAAGAAATGCACCAGATGGAACAGTAATACAATGAACCTTTCCATCATAAGGAATATATTCTTTGGTAATATTACTTACATACTTTAAACCAGATTTTCCTTCTTCACGATATTCAGCAACAAAACCATCTAACTCAGAAAAGTCAATATCCCTTGCTTCTTTAATTACAACCTTTCCTTCTTTCGAACGTCCTACCATCCTATGTCCTTTGGTTACACGTTGATGGAAACCTTCTCCATTAAAAACAACAATATCATCTTTATAATGCTTTCCAATAATACCAGAAACTTCAACATATTCAAGACCTTCTGTTTCAGGATTAAACTGATAAACAGTATCACCAACTTTAATATTAGAAATCTTAACCCAACCTTCACCTTTTTTGAAGACTTCATGCTCTGGTGTCAAACACTCGATATACGAGTTAAAAGCAACCAATTCATAAAGTTCCGTGTTTGTAATAAATGGAGCAAGAAGAGAAAGCATAGAACGAGAAGCCACAGAATCCATTTCCCATTGTGTGGCAATGGTGTCAATCATCATCTGAGACTCTACTGAGTTTTCAGCAAATTGTTTTGCATCTCTAGAAAAGTCAAACTCTTTATCAGACCAGTTCTGTGCGACAGCTTGTCGATATAATGCTTCCAACTCTGGATATTGAATGTTTACCGAATCATGAAGACCCAAATCTTCTCCCAAGAAGAGGGGATTCTTTGTGTAATCAGACTTTTCTGTATTGAAGAGACCTTTGTAAGCCATAGTTATTCACCTCGTGTAAAGTTAGTTTGTAAAGAAGAGAAAGGCTCCAGTTAAGGAGCCTTTGTAGTTTATGTTTATTGAGAAGATTTGTCAATTAAAAAGTTGTTAAAGAGTGCATCCACCTGAATCACAACCTTTTTCTTCTTCATCTTTCTCAAAGTTCTGTCTATCAATATTTGTCGCAGCAACTGTAAGGTCAAGGTCTTTCTCTGTCTTAGAGTTAACGTAATATCTTCCTTTCATTCCATACTTATTCATCCAAAGTGTATGTTGCATAAGCGTCGAGACAGGAATCTCTAACTGCTCTGAACGGTCATACCACATATCAGCAGAAATTCCTTGGTCAGTGAACTTCTGAACGATTGCATAAACCTCAATCATGTCTTTTGGTGGAATCTTCCAAGCTGACTGATAGTATTGTTTAAGTTTGGTAGCTTCTGGTGCAATCCAAGTGACAGCATTATCTCCGTTCTGTTTAACCAAGACAAGATTCCTTACGGCATACAATGAATTAGACGACGCTAAAAGTAAGCTGGACGACTCGCTGGGGACGATTGTCGTTAGAGTTGTAAATCTCAATCCTTTCAAAGACTTAACTTCTTTTCTCAACTCCTTCCAATCTTGTTTCAATTCATTAGGAACAATTTCATCTACTGTCTTTTTATAAGTGTCAATCGGAAGCCAACCATCAACCCACTTAGTCTGAGAAGATGCTGGTGTTACTCCTCTTTCTTTCGTTAGACGTATTGCTGCTTTAAGAAGTAAATAGTAATTCTTCTCTGCTAAATCATGAATAAATTGTTTTCCTTCTTTTGAGGTGTAGTCAAGGTGTTTCCTTGCAAGAAGATGTGCAAGACCAATCATGGAAACACCAGCAGAACGCCAGTCCCTGATGGACTTATTAAGAGCAGGAAAACCTAGTTCAGCATTATTTATTCCCTCATCAATCATTAAGAGAGCGTAATAAGCAGCTTTTTCGTATTCTTCATCATTGTCATAAAGACGAGAAACTTCAAGACCAGCAAGATTACAGAACGCAACTTGTCCGTTATCTAACATCAAGTCATACTCACCTTCTTTAACTGGTGTTAATGAAGTCGTTCTATAAAGGTCTGAATATGTCTCAAATGGTTTTGTCGGAAGTGAAATTTCGCAGCAAAGGTTTGAGTTATAAATCGTATCGTTATACGGTGTATGGGTATTGTTGTTGTCTGTAAAGAAGAGATAGATTCTTCCTGTCTCTAATGACTGTACAAGAACATCTCTAAGAATATCCCTAGCTTTAACTTCTGTAACCTTATCTGGATTTGTTCTTGCAAACTCTTCTAACTTTTCTCCAAACTTATTGTCTGGGTCTTTGAAGAACAATTGATTTAGTTCTTCATTATCTTTAACAGAGAAGAGATATGTGTTTTCGTTCTTTGCTACTTTCTCAAGGAAATAATTATTAAGACAAACACCATAATCAATAGTGCGAACTCTGTTTGCTTCAGTTGATGTAGGGTTCTTAAGGTTAGCTATTGTTACGATTTCTGGGTCAAGAACAGGAACATACATTGTTAATGCTCCACCTCTTGAACCTTGTTTAGATGACTTGATAATGTCTCCAATAGCTCTGTAGTAGGGAACCTTTCCTTGGTGAGAAATCATTCCACCTCTGACTTCATCTCCCAATGAACGAATATTCATCTGCATTCCAAGTCCAGCACCCTTAGTGGTAAGTTCGTATGCAAGCGTATTAGCAACACCAATAGACTGAGCAGTGTCTTTTGCAAGAACAACAGCACAAGAAGAGACAGATGAATTCTTTGTAAGAGAAGAAGAGAAATAAGGTGTAGGAACATTAATCTTTCTGTCAGAGACAAGTTCATACAAATCCTTAATCTTCTCCATACGGTCTTTTTCATGATAGTTGTTAAAGATTTGCATAACAACTCGCATAAAGATAAATTGTGGAGTCTCGTATTTCTTCTTGGTCTTTTTATTCCAAAGAGAGTTCTTATTAATGGCGTGATTAATCGCGTACTCTTCATATGTGAAATCTTTTTCATGATTGAGCATCTGATTAATTTGGTTATACTCTTCATCAGTGTAATTCGGCTTTACGATAAGACCATCCTCCTCCATTCTTTTATGAAGGTCTTTAATGTGAGGATATTTACGCTCTGGATAAAACTCTTTAGGAAGAGATGCTGCAAGTAATCTTCCAGCCATCTTGGTGTATTCATACGTTCCTTTATCAACACACGTCTTAATAAGGACACGTTGTAGTTCCTGTGAAGTTACTTCTTCTGGAAGAAGAGAAATGACTTTAAGAACAACGCCTGACCAGTCAATGTACTGGGTATCAATATCCTTTGATGCCCATTTAACCCAATCTGCAAGTTTAGCTCCATCAAACGGTTGTTTTGTCCCGTCTCGTTTGATAACTGTTTTAATCATAAAGATTTCTCCTGTGTTTTGTAAAGAAAAGAAAGCCCGACGAAAAACTTTGTCGGGCTTGGTATTTTATCTGTCTTTATTTCTCATGTAAAGAGAGGAATTATTGTTCTTCTTCCAGTTTCTTTATGTATTCTCTAATAGGTGTGTCTTTCAAAAAGTTCATAAAGATTACCGTTTTCCCCCTACCAAAGTAGCCGACAAGAGCCTGTTCTCTAGCGTGTTTTGCATCACCGAAAAAAGTATATTCTTCAGTAGTAAAGCAACGAAGATTACCAAAGTAATAATGCGCCATATACAATTTAATTTCATATTCCTCATCTTTCAGTTCTTCAGGAAAAATTACTTCTTCTGACGAAAAACATCCAAAATTAACGTCTTTCAAACGATAAAGGTTTCCTGAAAGAGTAATTGGTTTTACAGACTCATTAACAACATAACTCACCATCAATAACCTCCTCCATACATTCTTTCATATTCAGCTTCCACATTCCTTAAATTAATCTCTTCTCTCATTATTTTAGCAATTTCTGTTAAGAAGAAATCCCTTTCTTCTCGTGAAGCAAACTCATCAACACCTTTAAGAGGTGTTGTTAAACCAAACTCTAAATCATCTTCACTATTTGAGTAAAAAAATATTTCAGAATCACCGTCATAATTTAACCGAGCAGCCAAATTTCCATTTTCTAATAGAACATAGCCAACTTCTAATATCCCTGCTTTCACTACTATAAAAGCATTATAAATCTCAATCCCTTCAATTTCATCTCTCTTAAATAAAATGTCATGAGAGATGAAATCCCAATCAATAAATTTAGCAAATAGTTCTCCTTTAATATTTGGAGATTTCTTTAACTCAAGCGATAGCTCCGTCATTATTCCCTCCTTTAGGATAACGATAAGAATCTAAAACTCTCTTAACAGTGTAACGAGATTCTTTCGTCTGTGGTCTGATAATAAGATTACTATAAAGAACATCATATTTTAATACCTTCTCACCACTATAAAGAAGATAAAAGTTCTTATCTATCACAGAATTATCTAACAATTTCATTAGCTCTTCAACGTTAGAGCAGAAATCTGTAGAAATGCAATAGGCGACCTTGTTTTTGTTCATGTCTTCTCTAACTATGTAGAGATTTGACATCTTTCTGTTTGTAGTCTTGCGAAGTGTTCCAAAAGAGTATTTCTCACTGGTAACGTAATCATATTCTTCGTAATCCCTAAAACCAAACAGTCTTCTTAAAAAGAATTTAATCTTGTTCATTTATTAAACAATCCTATATTTGGTCATAAAGAAGTGTTCCTTTCTTTGGCTTAACATAAACCTCAAATTCCTCTGCACCAACAAGAACTAGAAACGTCTTTAAATCAACAAGAGTATAGTCAGTGAAGAAGATAAACTTGTCGGTCTCTTTATTTCCATTCTCAAAGAAATATCTTCTAGATCCTTCACAAACTTCTTCTATTTCTTTATAAAGCTCTTCTGAGTAGTTTATGTAATCGCCAAATATGTGTAGAACTGGTTTATCAAAGTATCTTACCTCTTTGATAACTTTATAAATTCTTTTTAATTTTAAAACAATAGGTTTATGTAAAGACATCTTATTTCTCCTCAGTCACTTGAATTTTTCCTCCCAACGGAAAACCAATCTATTAGTCTTAGGGTCAAAAGTAAAAACTGACACTAAATTAACATCTTCTAATAAGTAAAACGCTTCCTCTGAAATTTCTTTACCTTCTTTATTGAGATAAACAGCATTGTCAATATTTGACCAAGTAGTTCCAAAAATAGCCTTAATTTGCTCCTCTATTTCATTAGCTAGCACAACATTCTCCTTCTTGCTATCTTAACTATTCATCTGTTCCTGTGCTTTCATTTGTAATTCTCCCCCAAGCACAATAAACTACTCTCCTATCAGGAACGTAACAAAACCTTGCTACATCGTTCTCCTCTTTTAAAGAATAAAACTCTTCTTCTGAAGTTTCTTTGCCTTCTTTATCAAGATAAAACACGGGTAAATTCAACAAAGTAAAAACTTCTAAAAAGTCATCTTTAAGTCTGCCGGACTTATAATCTTCTAAAAGTTCTCCTAAACGTATTGCAATCTTTTTAACCGTTTCGTCACAAATCACATTAGTCATCACAACATCCTCCATCTTGTCCTCCATCGTAACTATCATAATCATCTGTAGAAGATGATTCTGCGAGATAGTGTTGATATTCACCAGCGATACTTGCTTCTTTTCTTGCTGCGTTTCTTTCGTTAATCTTCTTTACCTTCTCTGCCCAATCTGGGTCATAAGAATATAGATTTCTGTAAGACATGGTTAGTCCTCCTCTCTGTAAATGTAGCAGTTGTTTTCGACGTCAAAAACTCTACTCACATAACATGGAACATCAGTTAAATTCTTGACCCATTTCGTTGTTCCATCAATCCCTGTAAATTTAAAACCAAACATATCTTGTTTCCTTATAAAGACCCAACCTTCTCTTGTGATTAAACACTGTTCATGTAAAGGAACATCTTTTTCTTCTTCGTAAGTCATTAAATTCTCCTTGTATCTTGTGTAATTTCTTTCCCTTACGATTATACCAAGTAGGGTAACTAAGGGTAAGAAGAGATAAAGATAATTTCTCCAATAAATGTTGGACTAAGAACGCTTAGAACGAATATTATTTAAACGTTCTACATTAGCTTTCTTCTGTTCTTCCGAAAGAGGTTTCTTCTTTCTTGCAAAAGGACTCATAAGAAAGTCTTTTGTATTTACAAGAACCTTTACAGAAATAACTCTTCCATCTTCCTCCTCTTTATGAAGAATTGTGTAAATGTCTGGGTTCTTAAGTAAAGTTCCCATATGTTTAAACACATTAGTCTCTATTGTCCACTCCTGTGTTTGATGGTCATAGTGAACTAATGTCTCTTGTTCTGCTATCTGATAAGCCATTTGATACACCTCTCTTGTTTGTCTTGTTGTTCTTTCTTTCTCTTTAAAGTTGTGTTCATGCTGGATTCATAAACAGAAGAAATACTCCAGTTCTCTTGTAGCTTTCTTTCGGTCTTGTTTTTGTCAATCGGACTAATCTTGGACTGAAGCCATTCAAGGTCTTTCTTCTTTTTAAAGTTGAAAAGTAAGAACTACTTTTGATGTTGTCAGTTTAAGGGAAAAGAAGAAGTCTTGTCAAGAAGAAAGATTGTTACAAACTAGTTATGAAAGTAGTAGAAATAATGTTCTGCAAATGTAGCATCGTCTGTAAGCCGCATGGTTACTGGGTTTGTTGGAATTTACTACTGAGTAAGGAGTGGTTAAGTGGTTTTCTTTATGTTCTTTGCTGTCTCATAAACAGGTAAAAGAAAAGAGGTCATAAAGACCTCTTCAATATGTTTCATTAAATTAATTATCAATCTTCATCTTCATCAATCTCTTCGTCTTCTCCTGTAAACAGAACTTTACTTGAGTCATGTTCTTTACCTTCTTCCATGATTCCTAGAAGGGCTATGTGTTTATAGATTTCATCTCCTAATCCTTCCATCAGGAATCTTTCCCAAACTGCATCATTAGACTCAAGTTCTTTCCTTCTGTATTTCTTCTCTTCAATCTCACCAGTCTCTTTATCAAGAAGTTGATACCAAGATTGTTTTTCAGAAACAATCCATCCTAAGTTCAAAGCTAAATCAAACAAACCTGACCATTTGTTAATGCCACCAGTGAAGGAAACATACAAAGGAAGTTTTGTCTTCTCCTTGATGTATCTGGACTTGATTGCCTGTAGGGTGAACTTGAAGCCAGTAAGCTCTGTTCCTTCTTTCTCTTGTGCCTTGGAGATTTGAATGATGGTGTTTGCTGCGTATTTGAGCTTTGAACCACCAGCGCCAATGAATCCTCCATGAAAAGAAGCGATGTCTTTGTAAACGTGATTGATTGCTATACAAGGAATTTCTTTTGCGTTTAATGCAGGACAGATAAGTCTTACTAAGGAGGCAATCTCTTTTGCTTTGGTCATGTCTGCTGATGTCTTTCCTTCTAACGCGTCTTTTGCTTCTTTCTTGGAAGCCATCATTCCCAGTGAGTCAATAAAGAAGATGACCTTGTCTCCTCTCTTGATTTCATCTAACTGTCTGACAATGTCCAGCTTAAGTTCTTCTATGTTTGAGAATGGGGTGTAAAGGATTCTCTCTGGGTCTATGCCATTGGCTTTCATTCCTTCAAGGGATGTTCCGTTCTCTGAGTCATAGAAGATGCAAATGGAATCTTCATGTTTATTGAGATAAGCAGAAACGATGTTTAGGCAGAGTGTGGACTTGTAAGTTGCTTGTTCTCCCTCAATGATGGTAAAGCCGTTTGGAAGTCCTCTATTGGGCTTTCCTGACAAGATAATGTTCAGGATGGGTAGATGTGTGTCTGTGAACTCTGGGTCTATTAACGAGTCTGTTGATGCTGCTTCAACTGCTTTAAGAAGGGAACTCTTCTTCAGTCTTTGCATAAGTGAGTTTGCCATTATGTGTCTCCTTGTTTTGTGTTTGATGCGATCATTATAAGGTGTCTGCAAATGTAGCATCGTCTGTAACCCGCATGGTTAAGCCATTCT